AATCTGAAAATGAAAATGCTTTCTAATTTCAAAAGTTTCAAAAACTTTGAACTTCTAAAAATTGGTTAACTTGAGTTTGTAAAAAGTAAATGCGACTTTTTTGTAAAACACGATTTATTAGGGTAAACCCTTAGTTTTTTGTAAGTTAGTACTCACTTCGCAAAAAATGTAAGTTAGCGCTCACTTCGCAAAATCTAAAAACAGCGCATGAGACACAATCCAATGATGCACCTAGAAGGCCATTAAAACCCGTTTTAAGCCGTTTTTTTGCTTAGTGCATGGCTACTATGCTTGAACCTATAAAAACAGATTCTAGGGCTTTTAAATTGATCCTGATAAAGTGAGCGCTCACTTCAAAAACACTTTCAAAAAAACCCGCATATTGCAGCGGGAATTTTTGGGAATGCTTTAAATGCTATCTGCTAAAACCCAGCAAGTTTTTTCGTAAGCTTCAAAAACACAAAATTTGTCGTTTGTTTTCTCGAATGGCTTAATTAAAACCCCTTTTTCACCCGATGGATAAGTGAATTTTTCCAAAATTTCCCCTAATTTTGCGGGATCACTTTCATAAGCCACAACATTGCCAATTTCCATGTCATTCCCCGATACTGTTAAATTCTCTTATCCATGCTAGACAAGCTTTTTTTGTGTCCAGCATAGCGGTTTCCCCATTCCCTAGATATTGGATCCACCAATGAGGGACAAAATTGTGCATTGTTCCGCATAGATCCCTAGGGCTTCGGATATAAGCAAATTGGAACCCTTGAACATTGTAAATTTTAGGTTTTATCATGCAGCGGATCCTCAATTTCAAGCCATTCCTCAATTTTTACAGTCCCTTCGCACAATGTATTCCGTAGACAATCAATTGCTAATTCCGCATGATATTTATTAAATTCAGGACTATTTAAATAAGCTTTAAGGGCAACAATTGCCCCAAAAACTGTATTTATGTCATTGATTCCGTCATAAATCATAAATTCATTTATGATTTTTAGGTGTCTTTTGTCTTTTGGTTTTCTAGTGATCATTTTTTGGCCTTTTTAATGTAATTCATAAGAGATAACGCTATCGGTCCAGCATTCCCGACAATCTAGACAAGCCCCGTTTTGTTCTGGGGCTTTGCATGGTGTCCCCATTGGGGTTTTTGTATGCACATTAGATGCTGTAATGCCTGGCACGTTTTGCAAGCTTGCGGGTATTTGTACGGGCTTATCAGGATACATAGCCGACAATCTGACAATCAAATTTTGGGGAATGCTGTTTTTTCCATGCTTTGCAATAAAAGCCTTAATAATTCCATATTCCCTAGTTGGCAACCAATGCAACGTTAACAGTGTTTCCAGGCATACAGCGACAATTTTTTCAAAATGTTCAAGGTTTTGAAGGTCCCCGCTATCGTGCCAACGAAAAAACGGATCTTTCCCAATATGGGACACCATGCCCGACACCCAAAATTCACCCGTTATGCTATCGAGACGGGAGAATTGAGCGGGTTTAATGTTGTTTTCGTAAACCTTATAAAAACCCTTGTCGGCATAACATTTTGAACAAATGGAACCTTCAAGTTGGGCCATTTTGAAGCCCGTTTGACAAGCTTCGGTAGGTAAGCTGTAACTTTTACAAGGCATTTTTGTGGTGCTTGTAAGGGATCCGCAAACAATAGCAGCTTGCGTTTTTGTCATTGAGACAATGGGGATAATTTTCATATTGACACCTATTAAAAAAAGAAAAGAGAATTAGATTGTGCAACAGCCGCAGCATGGTGCATCGATACATTTGCCCCGTTTGTTCCTATAAAAGGTTGACGGGCCATTTTCACCAATAAATGTAATGGTGTCGCTATCGGGTTCTAGCATGGCCTTTTTTGTAGCGGTATCGTATAGGATCCAATCGCCAACATTTATTACAGCCTGGGATTGTGAACACCTAGAACGGAATTTTGAGCGCATTTTTTTGAGCATTTTTGACACCTATTAAATATTGCCTTCGGATATATCACAGCAAGCGCACCATAAAAGACGGGTTAAATTCTCTTTATGATCACTCAATTCCAGCTCATTCCATGCCCCGTATTCCTTAAGACAAGCGGCAACAATTGAGGGATCTAGCTTTTTAAGTTGACGGGCAATTGACGGGGCTTGCATTAAAGCTTCAACGTCATTGTCGCATTGCCCTGGGTGGCTGCAGCTTTCCGCTTGCTTTTTGGTTATTTTCAACTCTATACGGCCTAATGATTCTGTCCAATACATGGTTATCCCCTTATTTAACTAGAACGTCAAAATACGCCAACATGAGAGCCAGCGCTACACAAAAGAGAATGACTCCGAAAATAGCTTCAAAAATTACTGTTTTCATTTAACCAGCTCCAAAGTGTTTTGGGAATTGAAGCAAGTTATGCCATAACCTAAGGCTTGAATATCCTTAAGGGCTTGCGCTGATAGTGTTTTGGTTCCAGATATACGGGCAAATAGCTTTGCATAATGACAAGCTGGATAAGCCACTGTATTGCCGTACTGGGTGCGGATCTCGATAGTGATATTTTTCATTCCGTTCCCCTTATGTATCCTTGTCTTATCCCTTTACTATCCCTTATGACAATAGAAGCCCTTGCATTGGGTTATCCCTTTATTTTCTTTTCTAATTGTAGCTACAAATTCAAACACAATCTAAGGGTTTGTCCCTATGTTTTTTTTGCTTTTCTTTGCTACTATAAATGCACATTCAATCGGAATGTATCTACTTAATAGGTGTCAACATGAAAACAATTTCCCGTTTGTTCCGTATCTATAGCGAAGCTTCTATTGCCGTTTTTATGGCTGTAGGCTGCTTAATTGAGCTGGTTTGCGCTGTAGGTCTATATCTCTACAATGCGCCCGTTTTGGCCTTATGCGCCCTTGTAGCGGCTTGTTTCTTTTCCCTTGCGTCTAGTGCATTCGCTTCTAGTGTCTATCGTGATGCTAAAAGATCAAACCTTATTTAAGGGGAACGGAATGAAAAATATCACTATCGAGATCCGTACCCAGTACGGCAATACAGTGGCATACCCAGCTTGTCATTATGCGAAGCTATTTGCCAATATATCTGGGACTAAAACACTATCAGCGCAAGCCCTTAAGGATATTCAAGCCTTAGGTTATGGCATAACTTGCTTCAATTCCCAAAACACTCTGGAGCTGGTTAAATGAAAACAGTAATTTTTGAAGCTATTTTCGGAATAGTTCTTTTTTGTGCTGCGCTGGCTCTCATGTTGGCGTATTTTGACATTCTAGTTAAATAAGGGGCTTATTATGTATTGGACCGAATCATTAGGCCGAATCGAATTGCAAATTACTAAAAAACAGGCTCAGAGCTGCAGCCACCCAGGACAATGCGACTCTGACGTTGAAGCTTTAATGCAAACCCCGTCAATTGCCCGTCAACTTAAAAAGCTAGATCCCTCAATTGTTGCCGCTTGTCTTAAGGAATACGGGGCATGGAATGAGCTGGAATTGAGTGATCATAAAGAGAATTTAACCCGTCTTTTATGGTGCGCTTGCTGTGATATATCCGAAGGCAATATTTAATAGGTGTTCAAAATGCTTAAAAAAATGCGCTCCCGCTTCCGTTCTAGGTGTTCACAATCTCAAGCGGTTATCAATGTCGGGGATTGGATCCTATACGATACCGCTACAAAAAAGGCCATGCTAGAACCCGACAGCGACACCATTACATTTATTGGTGAACATGGCCCGTCAACGTTTTATCGGAACAAACGGGGTAAATGTATAGATGCACCATGCTGCGGGTGCTGCACAATCTAATTCTCTTTTCTTTTTTTAATAGGTGTCAATAATGAAAATTATCCCCATTGTCTCAATGACAAAAACCCAGGCCGCTATCGTTTGCGGATCCCTTACAAGCACTACAAAAATGCCTTGTAAAAGTTACAGTTTACCGACCGAAGCTTGCAAAACGGGTTACAAAATGTCAAAAATTGAGGGTTCAATTTGTGCATCATGTTATGCCGATAAGGGCTTTTATAAGGTTTACGAAAACAACATTAAACCCGCTCAATTTTCCCGTTTAGACAGTATCAACGGGGAATTTTGGGTGTCGGGCATGGTTGCCCATATTGGCAAAGATCCTTTTTTCCGTTTTCATGATAGCGGGGATCTACAAAGCCTTGAACACCTAGAAAAAATTGTAGCGGTTTGCCTTGCAACACCAAAAACCCGTCATTGGCTGCCGACAAGGGAATACGGAACAATTAAAGAATTTATAGAAAAGCATGGGAAAAATGCGGTTCCTGAAAATTTGACTATCCGATTGTCGGCAATGTATCCCGACAAACCCGTTATTGTTCCCTCAAGCTTGCAAGGCATTCCAGGCATAACCGCTTCAAATGTGCATACAAAAACCCCAATGGGGACACCATGCAAAGCACCAGAACAAAACGGAGCTTGTCTAGATTGTCGGGAATGCTGGACCGATAGCGTTATCTCTTATGAATTACATTGAAAGGCTAAAAAAATGACTATTAAAAAAGTAAAAACACCCGTAAAACACCCAAAAATTGTCAATCAATACATGGTTTATGACGGGATAAACGACATAAATAGCGTTTTTGGGGCAATTATTGCCTTTAAAGCTTATTTAAATAGTCCCGATTTTTGCAAATACCATGCAGAATTAGCAATTGATTGTCTACGGAATACATTGTGCGAAGGCACGATAAAAATTGAGGAATGGCTAGAAATTGAGGAACCGAAGGAATGAAAAAACCTAAAATTTACAATGTTCAAGGGTTCCAATTTGCTTATATCCGAAGCCCTAGGGATCTATGCGGAACAATGCACAATTTTGTCCCTCATTGGTGGGTCCAATATCTAGGGAACGGGGAAACCGCTATGCTGGACACAAAAAAAGCTTGTCTAGCATGGATAAGAGAATTTAACAGTATCGGGGAATGACATGGAAATTGGCAACATAGTGGCTTATGACAGTGATCCCGCAAAACTAGGGGAAATTCTGGAAAAATTCACTTATCCATCGGGTGAAAAAGGGGTTCTAATTAAGCCCTTCGAAAAAATAAACGATAAATTTTGTGTTTTTGAAGCTTATGAGAAAACATGCTGGGTTTTAGTAGATAGCATTTAAAGCATTCCCAAAAATTCCCGCTGCAATATGCGGGTTTTTTTGAAAGTGTTTTTGAAGTGAGCGCTCACTTTATTAGAATCAATTTAAAAGCCCTAGAATCGGTTTTTGTAGGTTCAAGCATAGTAGCCATGCACTAAGCAAAAAAACGGCTTAAAACGGGTTTTAATGGCCTTCTAGGTGCATCATTGGATTGTGTCTCATGCGCTATTTTTAGATTTTGCGAAGTGAGCGCTAACTTACATTTTTTGCGAAGTGAGTACTAACTTACAAAAAACTAAGGGTTTACACTAATAAATCGTGTTTTACAAAAAAGTCGCATTTACTTTTTACAAACTCAAGTTAACCAATTTTTAGAAGTTCAAAGTTTTTGAAACTTTTGAAATTAGAAAGCATTTTCATTTTCAGATT